CTAATTTTCATTAATATTAAATTGATTTTCAATATTAAGTAATCTATTATATTTAGCAACTCTATCAGTTCTGCAAGGTGCCCCTGTCTTTATTTGTCCTGCATTAACAGCTACTGCTAAATCTGCAATTGTAGTATCTTCAGTCTCTCCTGAACGATGTGAAATTATAGTTTTATAGTCATTTTTCTTTGCTTTTCTTATAGTATCTATTGTTTCTGTTAATGTTCCTATTTGATTTGGTTTTATCAATATGGCATTAGCAACATTCTCTCTTATTCCTCTTTGTAATCTCTTTTGATTTGTTACAAATAAATCATCTCCAACTAATTGAATTTTCTTTCCTAATCTTTCTGTTAGTATTTTCCATCCAGTCCAGTCTTCTTCTGCTAATCCATCTTCTACTGAAATAATTGGATATTTTTCTGTTAATTCTACAATGTAATTTATCATTTCTTCTCTTGTTTTAAACATATCTGTTTTCCAAAAGTAGTAACCATCTTTGCCTATTTTTTTTGCTTCATCATACATTTCTGTACTAGCAATATCTAAAGCTAAGCATATATCTTTTTGTGGTTCATATCCTGCTTTTTTTATTGCTTCCATAATTACTTCTAATGCTTCTTCCTCATTTTTTAAATTAGGTGCAAATCCTCCTTCATCTCCAACACCTACTGAATATCCTTTTTCTTTTAATACTTTTTTTAATGTATGATATACTTCTACTCCTCTTCGTAATCTTTCTGCAAAAGTAATACTTCCTACTGGCATTATCATGAATTCTTGTATACTAATGTTGTTGTCTGAATGTTTTCCTCCATTTAAAATATTCATCATAGGGATAGGTAACTCTGTTCCGTTTATTCCCCCTATATAATTATATAATTCCATACATAAGGATTTAGCTGCTGCTTTTGCTACTGCTAGTGATACTCCTAATGTTGCATTCGCTCCCAAATTTGATTTATTTAATGTGTCATCTAATTCTATTAGAATTTTGTCTACTTTTCTTTGTTCATATACATTTATATCTACTAGTCTTTTTGCTATTTTTTTATTTACATTTTCAACTGCTTTACTTACCCCCTTTCCCATAAATCTACTTTTTTCATTATCACGTAATTCTACTGCTTCAAAACTTCCTGTTGATGCACCTGATGGAACTAGTGCAACTCCTGAGAATCCACCGTTCTGTTACTACTTCTACTTGAATTGTTGGATTTCCTCTTGAATCTAAAACCTCTAGTGCTTCTATGTTTTTTATAGCTAAAAAATCTTTCATAAATATCTTCCTTTCCTTTTGTCTTTATCTGTTAAATATTTTAGACACTTTTTCCATATTTATACATTGCTAATTTTTTTAGTTTAGTTTAAATAGAAAGAGTCCTTTTATTATACTAAAGGACTCTTTCTGTGCACATAAAATTTAATAACTTCATAGTAAAACCTATGGATACTTAGGTATGCTCTTTTATATTTATTACTTTCAAAAATCTGATAAAAAATTCTATTGGAGCTTACAGCCATTTTAAAATAATTTCTGTAAATTCTCAAATATAATACACAACCGTATACTTAGTATTTTAAGTAAATTAAACTTTTAATAAATTTCTGATACGTTTATAGAACTTTTTCTATTGCATTATTTATTGCATTACTTTATCATTTGATTTACAATATTTACTCTAACCAAGTTTGAAACTTTATTAAAAGTTTTTTTAAATATCCTTATTATTATTTTTTCTTTCCAATTTAATTCTTTCGTTACTCCATTTAATGTTATTTCTTTTGTTTCTTTCATCAACAATCCCTTCCTTTGCAAATATTCTTTATTATTTGCAGTAAAGAAGTTATATTTCTTTTCTATTATATCCTTTCCCTTATTTTTTGTAAATACATTTCTTCGACTTTTTTCGACATTTTTCATTTTTATACTCCTGTTATTTATATTTCATCCGAGCTCTTTTGATGTAATTATTGTATAACGTATTTTACCAAAATGTTAAAATATTTTACAAAAGTGCCGTTTTCTTTTACGAAAGTCATTTTTTGTCGAATTTTGGGTTTTACACTAAAAAAAGCTACATCTATTGTAGCTCTAAGTTTCCAGTATCGTATAAGTCCGTTATTTTCTTACCCAAATTTTCTGCTATTACTAACATTTCTATAAATAATATTTTATCTACATCTTCTTCTATTTGTGCTAGTCTATGTCTTTCTATTCCTGTTTCTTCTGATAAATCTCTTAGTGATATCCCCATACTTTCTCTTATTTCTTTTATTTTTAATTCTACAATCATTTAAAAACACCTCTAGCTTTATTATTGCTAGAGATGTTTTACATTATTCACTTTCATTTGCTATTTTTATTATTTTCTTGAATCTTCTTGTTTTTGACATTGCTTTTAAACTTTCTGATGATAATACCAAATAATATTTTAGTAGTCTATTATACTCTTCCTCATCTTTTACTTTTAATATTTTTATCATTTGTAGTGATTTGTTATATGCTTCTTTCATATTTCATCACCTCTAACTATATTGTAACACATTATGTTAAATTTGTGTGTCGAATGTGGTCGAATAGAAAAAAGAACTATTGCTAGTTCTCTATACATAATCATCAGCTATTTTAGAAATACATTTTTTATATTCTGAATTAACTTTATATCTATTTTTTAAATCATATTTCCCTAAATTAGTATTATATCCATCTATACCTAAATGATATAAATCTATTAAATACAAATCAAATTCTTCTGTATTTTTATCATAATAAACATAAATTCTTACTCCTTCTAGTGTTTTATCAGCTTTGTTGTGTTTAGGTTTAAATTTCATTAAGTTTGGAATATTATTTATATCTAAACTTTCTTTTATTATATCTTTTAGCCTTTCTTCTTTTTCTTTATTTCCATTCTCATTATCTAATAATATAAATTTATCATCTAGACTCGCATTGAAAAAATAAAATTCATCAAATATCTCTTTGATTTCTTTATATATTTTTTTATCATAACTTTTCACACAATTAGTAAATAATTTTTCTTCAAAATTTATTGAATGTAGAGCTCCATTAATGTTCAAACCTTTTGCATTAATTTTTTCTTTACTTATTACCCTATTTCCTATTCTATTTACCTTTATAATCTGAGAAGAAATTTGATTAGGCTGTTTTATTGTAATATTCATTTACTATTTCTTCCTTTGGTATTATTTGATTGTGTCTTTCTTCATTTTCATTATAATGTTCTTTCCAGCAATTATCTTGATGAGATAAATCTACTAATCCGAAATCACTAATATCAAATAGTTGAGGTAATAAATAATCTATAAATTCCTTTTTTACAATATCATCTTCAAGATATCCTTCTATAAGTTCTTCATTTTTCACATCTAGATATTTCATTTTTTCAGCATGAAATACATTTGGAACTACTGGTCCATATGTCCAAGCTTCAATATCATCATCAAATAGATATTCATTATACTTAGAATAGTCTACTTCTACACTATTTGAATTTTCCTTATTTTTTCTAATATACTGTCCCCAATATGCAAATAAGAAATACAATGTTTTTTGTAATTTAATTGGAGATATTGTTCTTCTATTTATATTTTTATCGTACTCTAAATATTTTTTTCTAATGTATAAGGCTAATTTTATTGCTTCAGATGGTCCACTATTCCATCCTTCTATTATATTCATATAAATTCCCCCTATACTACATATTAATATTTTATATTTATTTGTCAATAATTTTAATATAATTGTAATATAAATTTAATCTTGTTGTAATATTATATTACAATTATGCAAATTTGTCAATTTTTCACAAACATTTTTTTGTTTTTATTTATATTATATCCATTCTTTTAGATATTATGAAACTTTTATTTTCCGTAGCATTTCAGTAAAAAATCCACCTCTCACAATCGTTTTTAAGCCATTTTATTTTCCAATCAATGTAATTATATACCTCAATAAAATGCAAAAAAGAGGTAAATTGAAATTAATCAACTTACCTCTTCTTTTTATCTAACTCCACCTGTCCATTTAGCAAATCCTATCTTGTAATTATTTGTTCCGTCTATTTTATATCTTACCATTGGTCTATTATTAAATATTCCAAAACAATCACATTCTTCATATGGGCTCAAACTTCCTATTACTTTTGTTAAGCTTGTATCTGCATATATAATTTCTTTTGTTGAACCATTCTTATATCTTCTCACTGGCTCATCACTCCCTTCAACTTTTGGTACTGCTACAGTAGTTGTAGCTTGTCCTAATTTATTTGCTACATCATTTTTGAATTTTATCCATTCTTGTTCATTTCTTACATAATAACGTGGACATTCTTTTTCTGTTACATCATAATGTCTTATAATTGCATCTATACCTAAATTATATCTTTTACATATATCTGCACATAATTCTACTAAACTATTATATGTATTGTCATTGAACTTTCCGTCCCAGTCTGGATGACAGTCTTCTATTCCTATTGATTTTCTATTCATACTATATGAACCTGAATGGTAAGCTATTTCTTCCTCTGGAATACATTTTATTATTTCTCCATTCAATCCTATTACATAATGGCTTGAAGCATATGTTTTATGTGTAATTCTTAGATTTTCAAAGTAGTTTCTATTTGCTATTGCTGAACTTCCTGCATTTCCAACCCAATGTACCACTATGTTTTTTATTGTCCCTTGTTTTTCTCCACATCTACTATATGGATTTACTGTTAATAATCTTTCTTCTATATTATTCATTTGCTTCACCCCTTGTATCTTCTTCGGCTAATTCCATTGTTTCTACAATTTCTTTTTCCATGGTTTATTCCTCCTTATTATTTATTGCTTTTTGTCCTAACAAATATGTTCCAATAACTCCTTGTACTACTGCAATAACTTGTACTATTTGTATTGCACATGGTATTGTTATTCCATCAACTGCATTTATTCCAGCTACTAATGCACTCACTATTGCTAATATATTTGTTAAATACTTTGCTATTGTTTTTAATTTTTCCATATCGTCTCACCTCCTACTTTAAACCTAATTTCATATATATAAGCCCTAATATTACAGCCAAAACAGAATAAAATATATAATCTACTAGTTTGTCCCATTTCTTACTTTTTTCTTTGTCTATTTCTGAAACATTACTATCTAACTTTTGGTCTATCTTCTCTACTGCCGATTCTACTTTTCCCATTCTATAATCCATTTTTTCCATTATAGAATATGTTTTTTCAAGTTTATCAATTCTTTCGTCATGGTCTCCTATTCTCTTTGTGTTTGACTTTTCTCGTTCTTCTAAGTGTGCTACTTTTTCAATTAATTCTGTATCTTGCACTATATTACACCTCTCTCTATGTAGTTTTTACATATTCTAATATTACTGTCATCTTTGAACATGTTTGTTCAAGACCTTTTTCTATTCTTATAGTCTTAGCAGACAAATCTATGTCTCTTATTTCCCATCTCCAACTTGATGCAGCAGAAGAATTTGATGTTGCTGTACTTGGTAACATTTGTAATATTCCATCACTTCTTACTATAATTCCTGTTATTGATGTAAATAAACTTACATTGTTCACATTATATGCTAAAACATAAGCATTATTAGAAAATTTTGGATTACTGATATTAAATACTTTCCTGTAAATTGCTTTACCATCTATCCAAGTTTTATCTGTTTTTACTTCATTTGTTGAATACTTATCTTGTGTTGTTATTTTTCCTGTCGTTCCGTTACCTTTTGTATAAGTTATCGTATTTTCTGAAACAGATAAGTTTTTTATATATGTTGTATTTATTTGTTGTCCTCCACTATCTTGCGTTGCTTTTGTTGCTGTAGCAGAGTTTCCTGTACAATTTAATGCTGTTGTTGCTGCTCCTCCTGCACTACTAGCCCCTGCATAATTATGAGTATGATTCGTTGAAGCTTTTCCAGACAATGCTGTATTCAATACTTTATTTTGAACTGGGTTAGTACTTGTTGAACTTAATGCTGTATCAATAATAATCTTATTTGCTCCTGTTGCTATTCCATCTAATTTAGTTTTGTCTGAACTTGACATTAATCCTGATGCTGTTGTAGTTGCATTTGAATATGTTGTATTTGTATCTGTAAATTTTGCGTCTGTGGGTACTTGCTTTCCGACAGTTACCTCTACCCAAGCTCCCCATGTTCCATTTACTTTTGCTCTCATATATTTGCTAATTACATTTGCTGATGTACTTTCTGTAAATTGATATACTTCTTGAATGACATAATTTGAATTATGTGCAATAACATTTCCCATAAACCATACATTACCAGTAATTGGAGCATTAGCAATTCCACATCCCATATACCATCCATTTGTAGTTGCATTATTCCAATCTGTAACACTATTACATACTGATGGAACATGAGTACCATGATTAGTATTTGCCTTACCTGCTAAAGCTGAATATATAATTTTATTTTGAATAGGATTTGTACTTGAATCACTTAATGATGAGTCTACAATAGTCTTATTTGCCCCTTCACTTATGCCATCAATTTTCTTTTTATCATTTGAACTCATTAATCCATTTACTGATGTAGTAGCAACTGCATAAGTAGTATCTGTGAATTTAGCATTTGTAGGAACGTTACTCTCAACTGTATGGTTATTTACTTTTTCAGCATTATCAACTATTCCATTATTATTAGTATCATATACAGAAGCTAGCATATCTCCACTGCCTTTTCCATTTGCACCATTATATACTTTAAATTCTGTTGTGGTATTATTAGTAAATGTAATTAGATATGTATCATATTGACCTGCTGAATGAGAACCCTCTTTTAATGTAATACTTTTTATTCCATTTCCATTTGGTCCAGTGTCTCCTTTATCCCCTTTAGGTCCCTGTATTCCAGTCTCCCCAGTATCACCTTTATCGCCTTTGTCTCCTTTTGGACCTTGAATGCCTTGTTCTCCCTGTGGTCCTTGTATTCCTTGCTTTCCTTGTATTCCTTGTGGTCCTTGTTCTCCTTTCATTCCTGTTGCTCCTGATAAATCTGTTAAATATACAAATTCTGTAGAGTCTTTTACATATAATTTTGAATTATCTTCATCTTCTACATTAGAAGCTATTAACACAAAATTTCCTTCTTCTACATTATTTTTATCAATTTCCATTTCTGTAATACTAGGATAAGTTTTATATATAGAAAAATCCTTTCCTGCAATTCCTTGGATACCTTGTACTCCTTGTTTTCCTTGTGGTCCAGTATCACCTTTATCGCCTTTGTCTCCTTTAGGAAGAACAAGATTTAGAATTTGATTTGGAGTATTTCCTACTATGCTGGCTTGAGCATTTTCTCCTTTTATAACATTTCCTATTGTTAAAATATTAGCTTTTCCATTAAAATCGCCATTCTCTACTTTTGTTTTTAATTCAGTTATATATTTTTCTCTTTTATTCTCTTGGCTCTGTCTAATTTCTTCATTTTGATTGCGTTTTTCTTCATTTTCATTTCTAACAATCTCATTTTCTACTCTTAATTTTTCTTGACTACTTCTTTCTATTTCTGATTCTTGTCTATTTTGCTCATTTTGTTGTCTTGTAGACTCAGAATTTATAACATAAGTATCTATTTTGTCCCAATTTTCATTTAAAGATTTAGTTATATCAAATAAATTTGTATTTGTTTCTGGATTATCATGTTTAAATAATTTTAAATTTGTTGTTTCACTCATTGAAGTACCTCCTATTTATATCCTATTATTTTTGTAATTTTTGGTTTGTAATATGTATTATTAACACTTAATGCTTGCTCTGTAGAGTTTATTGCTAATGTTGTATTCTTTAATATTGTTACAGTTTTATTTGTTATTTTAAAAATTATTGAACTTGGTACATAATAGTTTTGTGATATTTCTGTATCAAGAATACAATTTAACTTTTTATTACTTGGGGCTAAAAATACGAATGTTGAATATATTTCATATCCTGTTACTTCTACAAGTATTTTTTTGTATTTAGATATGTCATCATTTATTGTCCCAGTTCCTGTAAATATTCCATTTGAATTATTGTATAGCACTGTTCCATCAAATTTTTCATTTATATCTACACCATTTAGCAATACTTTTTCAAAGAAATTAATAAAATTCTTTCCCCAACAAAAAATTGGTTTTCCCTGTGTTACACTGTATGTTGGTCTTAATGTCATCAATTTATCTGAAACTTCTAAATAAATTTCATATGATTTTTGATAATCGAATATCTTCCCCAAAGATGTTTTGGTTGTTCCGTTACTATATGTATTATCTTTTACTGTTGGAGTTAACGTGCCACCTTTTGTCCATGTTGAAGCACCTTTTTCACGGTAATACCAATTTAATGATAATGTGTTTTTTAAACTTCCTAAGCTACCATTAAAATAATTTCCCGAATATTCAACTTCTACCTCTCCTGTTGTTGGTTGTTTTCTTTTTACACTTGCGTTTATTGATAAATCAATATAATTTATAACTGTAGCATTTAATTCTTTTGTAACTGAATATCCTCTACTATCTGTTAATACTATTGTTATTTTTGAATTACTTGAAACATTTAATGTTCCAAAGTTTAATGAAATACTACTTATTAAATTTCCTGTTATATTAGAAAATGTTTTTGTAACTCCATTTATAGTTGCTGTGCATTTACTTAATGCCGCTCCTTTAAAGCTCTTTAAATTTGTTAAGTCAATCTTAACTGTACTATGGTTTCTTATTATTTGCTGATTGTTTCCTGTAATTTTAACTGTTGTTGAATTGCTATCAGAGTATTTCGCACTTCCTATAGTTGGCTCACAATTTGTTATAGAGCATGTATTTATTAGCTCAACACTATCTCCTATTTTGGTGTTTCCATTCCATGTTTCAACTACAGCTCCTATTTTTACTGTTTTAGTATTTTTCATGTATTCATATAGATATTTTATTGTGTCAGACGATAACTTGAATGTTTGTCCACTTGTATAATTAAATTTTTCTAGTTCCTTTACATTAGGAATTGATAGCCTTAATTTATTAGAAAATCCACTATAGTGTGATGTATAATTCACACTAAAATATTGCTCAATATCACTTCCATAAAAATTGTTTATTGTACTTGTCCTTGGTATAGTTGATAATGTCAATGTTCCACTTGGTGTAAAATCTCCTGGACTGTATGTATGAGTTTGAAAATCTATAACAGCACTACAGTTAATTGATTTTTTTCCATCATCATTGTGCGTTACTGTCATTGTTCCTTCTGCAAATGTTATTGCTCCATTATGTCCTAATGAATACTGTCCACTACCACTTTTTACTTGCTTTCCATTTATATTTATAGAATAACTTGCATTTAATCCACTAAATTGCCCTGAACTTCCTGATAATAGTTGTAGTCTATATCCAACATTAGAAGTATTCGAAGCTATATCATAGCTATTTTCCCATACGCTTAATTTTCCTGTATAATATTTTGCATAAGTTCCTCCACTTGTTCCTCCTCTTTGTATAAAATCCATTAGCTATTACCTCCTATCCAAAATACTCCTGTGCCTTCTTCATAATCTTCTATTCTTGAATATGTCCCTACTGTTAAGTATTTCTCTACAGTCATGTTTTTTGATTTTACAATTGTTTCTCCTATCTTCTCATCATATCCTGCAAATAATAAACTTTCTTCACTACTTCCTGTTGCATCATTTATTTCAAGTCCAGCTTCATTTAATTTTGATTTAGTTTTTGCATTTGTTTTTTCGATTTTTAATCCATCATTATCAAATGTATATCCTGTTTCAGTTTTTACTTTTGATACTCCATTTGCCTGTATATCTTCACTTACTTTTATTGCATATTCTGTATCATTTTGTATTGTTTCAACTTTATTTTCTAAGCTGATAACATCATCTTTTTGTGCTTTATCTCCTAATTTGTTTATTATTTCTTGATAGTTATTGTTTATGTTTGTTGTATTTGTACTTACTGTATTTGTTATTTTATCTATGTCTTGCTCATGCTTTGTTAATTTTTGACTTTGATCTGTTGTTTCTACGGTTAAATCTTGAATTAATCCCTCATTTTTCTTTGCTAATCTTTCTACTTTTAAAGTTTTCTTTTCTTCTTTTGTAGTAACTTTATATTCTGTATTCGTTTGTTCTGGTAATTCAGCTTCTATATTGCTTGATATTCCCGTATTAATTGTTATATTAGCTTTTAAATAATAAGCCTTATATAAACTATCTTCTTTATCTCCAAGTTCTATACATGCACATGGTTTCAACCACATTACCCCAACATCAGAAGCTTCAAAAGAATAGTATTCAATACCTTTTATTTGTTCGAACATTCCTTTGATAACTTTTTCTCTTTGAAATTCTATAAATTCATTTTCATCAAATCTAATTTCACATCTGCCATTTTGTTCTATACTTTTCTCGTCAATTTCTTCTATGTTGTCTTCTACATCTCCACGTCCTAAAACCAAAGCATTTACAGGTCCAAACTTTTCTTTTATTGTTAAATCTGTTAAATATGATTTATCTAATTTTTCTGTAACCTCATTATCTACTTTATATAAATTTAATTTATTGTCTTCTATAAATGCAGTTGTTAATGTTGCTTGGGCTACTTTCTCTAAAGCATCTCTATATGTTAATTCCTGTGCTGTAAAAAAATCTTCCGTAACATCTAAATCTGCATTATAAAAGTCTGTGGAATATAATTCTACTCCACAGACTTCACAAATTCTTTGCACTAATTTTAATATTTTGCAAGGATATGTTAATTGCAATTCTAATTGTTTAAATGTTTTCATAAATCTTATCATTCTATCATATCCAGTTACCTTTATTTCATCTTTTTTCTTACTATCTTCTATATCTTTTATAAAATAATTACCTAAATCTACATACTCGAACTTATTATTAATAAACAAACCATATTTAAAATTTATATCTTTATCTTTTATTTCATTTGCATTTTTTACAGTAATTTCAACTTGTTTCATTATTGTTTTAAATAATTTTCCATCAAAACTGTATTTCAATTCTTTTGCAATTACTTCTTTTTGTTTTCTTAATTTCCAAATTGGTAATGCATTAAAAATATGTATTGGCATCATATGTATTTCCTTAACTGTCAGTTCACCATCACATATACTTAACTTTATATTTTGCTGTTTAATTTTCTTGGTTATAACTTTAAATTCATTACTTATACTCATGTTAATTGTGGCCTCCTATCTATTGCTGTTAACATTACTGAAAATTCATTCCAATAACCACCACATGCAAGTGGACTAGACTTTATTGCTTGACCATTGTAAAAGTCCTCTGAAAACAAATCGCCTTGTTTGTAATTGCCCATGTCTTTTTCTAAAGAAAATTGAACATCCTCTAAAAAAGGATGCTCAAGCAATTTTTTTATTAAATTATATTGTTCATCAGATACTATCCCGAACTTTATTTCTAAAGTAGTGAAGTATCCAATAAAAGTACCACTATAATGTCCATCTAATGTATTTCTTCCAGTTCCATCGCCCCATAGAGGCTCTGGTCCAGGAATTAAATCTATTATTCCTGGTACTTGAATATTATTTACTATTAATTTGGATTCGTACATATTTAGCCTCCATTCGTTGCAAATCTATTCTTATTTTTAATTTTTTCAAGTCTTTTATTTAACTCATATCCATCAATATATAAATTAAAATCAAGACTTAAATTAATTAGAATTTGTATTATTTTTTCAAGTAATTCTATTACTTTTTCATTATTTCCTAATCCCATTTCTTGATTAGCTTTCTTATACAATGACATTATTTTATCTTCTGGTGCGACAACTTCTCCTTGATGTCTATTATCACCTATCATTGCTAATTGTGGTGTATTTGCCTTTACATATCCACCTTGTGCTAAACGTGGTAAGTTTAGACTTCCTATTTTGCCAATATTTACACCTGGTATTAAATTTATTATTCCAATCGCTCCATTTATTAAATTTATTGCTCTATTTATCGTTCTTTCAACTAATGATATAACTCCATTTATTCCAGTTTTAACAGCATTAGAGATAGCATTTCCTATACTTGTTCCTAAATTAGAAAATGTATTTTTTATTCTTTCCCATATTCCACTAAAGAAATTGCCTATATTACTAAATACTCTTGTAATTCCGTTATATGCTTGTTGAAATTTATCTGAAAACCATTGTCCAACATTCGAAAAAGTATTTTTTATTTCGTTCCAGCAATTCAAAGCAGTTTCTTTAACTTTATCCCAATTTTTTATCAATAAAACTATTATTGCTATTAATGCTGCTATCGCTGCTACAACTAATGTAATTGGTGATGTTAGTACTGCTAGTGCTGCATTAAATAGCCATGTTGCTGCCGTTGCTGCTGTTGTTGCTGCTGTACTTGCAATAGTTGCCGCTGTATTCGCAATCTTTGCTCCTGTATTCACAACCCATTGGGCTGCTTGTTTTACTAAAGCAACAGTTCCAGAAGCTACACTTTTCACAAAATCTTTTGCGTATAATAAATTTAAATATATAGTTTCTGCCTTATCTTTCATTTTTGCAATTGTAGAGCCTGTAATAGCTAAAGTTATATTTTTTAATGCATTAATTACTCCTCCTGATTGAGCTATAAACGACATCAATTCAACCGTTTTCCATGCTCCAAAAAATCCTAGTACTGCAATTTCCATTCCTGTAACTATGCTTTGATTATTACTCATCCAATTTCCTATTTTAGTTAGAACATCCGCTAGTAAATTAAGTGTATCTACTATCATTCCACCTGTCCACTTTGCGATAGGTTCTAAGAAATTATTCCAAAACCATTGAAAAATTGGTTTAAATGCTGTTATTAATGGATTTAAAACAGTTAATGCTCCTGCAATTAAATTTAAAAATGCAGGAAGTAAATCTTGTATAGTCCATTTAGCTAATGGGACTAAAACATTGTCATATAACCATTTCAAACCATCTTTTATTGTGGTTATCAGTGGTTGTGCTGCTTCTTTTACTTTGTTAAAAGAATTAATAAGCGGTTCAAAATTAATATCACTAAATATTTTTCCTATATTACTTGCTTGTTTTTTTAGACTATCTGTTAAATTTAGTCCACTTGTATCTATTTTTCCTCCTGAACCACTTCCATTGGAAGAACTATCACTGTCGTCTTTTTTTAATATTTGTGCAGTATCAAATGAAGCCAAACTTTTTAAATCTTTAGCAGATTTTTTAGCACTATCTCCTATACCACTTACAGCATCACTTGCTTTTGATGCATCTGATACTAAGTCTGAAACAGTACTTGTGCTACCATCTCCGCCTGCATTTCCGAATATCATTTCTGTAAATGATTTAAAAGCATTTGCTAGAACTTGTAGTTTTGAAAGTACCATATTTATTCCTTTTATAATAGGTGTAAAAATATTAATAAACCCTTGTCCTAATGTTGCTTTTAATTCATTAAACCTTAAGCTTAATACCCTTGTTTGGTTTGCCCAACTATCACTAGTTCTTGCAAAATCTCCATTTGCTATATTTAATTTATCTAATACAAATTTATATCTTAAAGCTACTTTTTCCTGTTCAGTCATTTTAGATGTTGTTTTTCCATAACCATTTGCCAATGCATATTGATCTAATGCATTCTGTGTCATTACAACACCTAAATCCTTTAAAGTCTCTGTTTCACCTGTGAATACTGACTTTAATTTTGTGTATGCCTCATCACTTGATAGATTATAAAAAGATGCAATATCACCTGTTAGTCCTGTCAATGTTTCTGACATTGCTAATGCTTCTTTATTTGAAAAATTAAATGCTTTTGCCATCGCACCAAATGTACCAACATATTTCTTTGTTACAGTTTGTCCCAACCCAAATTGAGTAATTGCATTTTCGGCAAAATTATTTACTTCTGTATTTAAACTTCCAAAAGTAACATCAACAACATTTTGCACTTCTGTTAAATCAGAACCTAAATCAATACATTCTTTACCAAAATTTACTATTGCTTTAACAGAGAATGCTGCTACTGCTAATTTACCAATTTTCTTTAATGAGTTCTCTATTCCTGAACTTTTTATTGTATTTGTTGTATCTTTTAATCCTTTATTAAATGGATTTGAATTTAATAATAATTCAAAATCGACAGCACCTACATTTGTACTCATAAACCTACTCCTCCTCTCTTTTTTAGGATAAAAGCAGGTATTGGCTAACTACTCACCGTTAATGGTTGTGTTGCTCACTCTGTCTTTTTCATCTATATCAATTTTAATTGTTTTCTTACATCGTATACATTTTATTTCACCCTTGCATTTTTCAACCTTTAATAAAAGTTGATTACAATTAGGGCATCTTACTTCTGTCATTTGTTATCACCAGCCATTTCTTTAAATGCTTTTTGAAATTCTGTAATAACTTTTTCATAATCTTCTTTGCTCATTTTCTTTGCTAATTTATTTCTATATTTCCATCTTATATTTTTTTGCTCTTGTGTGAAGTTTTTTAACATTTCTTCATCATCTTCACTGCGAATTTGAACAATGTTTCCGCAGTGGTGTATCTGGCATCAACCCAGATATAAGATTACACAATTCTGCATAATCCATTGTATCTATTTCTTTTCTTATTCTTATTCCATATTGTTTTGCTAAACTTGACTCAATTAAAGGCCAGTCTTCTTCCATGTCATACCATAATTCTGTTTCATTATTTGTTTTGAAATCGTTTTTCCATTTCCTCATAAGTAATTTCATTTACTTGTGCCATTATTGCTATAATAATGACTTTTAAATCTGTAACTTTTACTTTCATTCCTTTTATTTCTTCTAATGCTTCTTTTCCTAGTAATAATTCTATTGCTTTAAATAATCCATCTAAACTATCATCTTTTTTAAATAAATCTTGTGCTTTCAACATTATCTCTGCCCCGCAGTCTACTTCATATGTTTTTCCTTCTGCTATTGTTATTGTTTGTGGTTCATGACTTAATTTTGAACTAATATCTATATTCGCCATTTTAAATTTCCTCCTAAATATATTTGTAAGAGGCCTTTAAAGACCTCTTACTTTTTAATATCTTATTTTTTTACTGCTTGTGTTGTTTCAACACTTTGTGGTGATGCTTCTGTATATGTTGGTTTACCATTTGACATCACATCAAACTCTAGCGGAATAACTTCTGTTGATTTTCCAGCTCCCCAGTTTGTTATATTGAATATTGCATTTTCAAATACTAATTTTGCACCATCTGGAAATGTCCATTGCAAACATCCTTCAACATCTCTACCATTTTTTAATGCTAATCCTGCTACATAATCATTTCCAGTATCTCCAAAGTTCCTTTTTCCAGAAATTGAAATAGTAACAGATTTAGAAGTCATTAATCTTCTAGTCCATCCTTTCTGGTCTAGTGGATTCCATTCTTCTACTCCATTATCTAATTTAACTGAGAAACTTTCCATGTCTGCTATATCTGTTAATGAATCTTTACTAGCACCAACTTGAAATTGGTTCTCATATACTGGATATACTCCTGATTTTGTTCCCATTATTTTTCACCCTTTCTATATAATAAATTTAATTCTATTGAAAACTTGTAAATATTGTTTTCATCTACACCTAGGTCAATAGGTCCATTATATAAACACTCAATTGAGCAATTATAATCATCCATAAAAAAAGAACTACAGTCTAATAGTTCGTAAGTCTTATTGGCCATCGTTTCAGCCATATTATAATTTTTAGTCCATCTTAACAGTAATGTAATTGGTAATATTCCATAACTTTTCAACTTTTTATATTTAGAATTATCTTCTAATTGTCTACGATTAGCATATAAGGCAATTGCTTTATCTTGATTTTCATCCATTTGACCTATATACCATTTTGGACAGTCTGTAATAATAGTTTTTAAATAATCTCTTATTTTTGATACACTAATTCTTGCTATCATTATCCATTTCTCCTTTTTAACATTTGTTTAAAATATTTTGTTGGTAAATCTTTCTTGTTTCCACTAATATAATCATCAAAATAATACTGTTTTGCATTAGGATTTTTACCTTGTTTTATATGTATTTCTGGGTCGAAATAAACCTTTCTTGCATATACTGTATCTACAACTATTTTAGCAACACCTTTTATAACTTTTTTATCATCTACAAAAGTGCTATCATTTTGCATTGTACCAGTATCAAATGGCATTGTTTGACTTTGAATCAAATCTGTTTTTACCGCTTCTGCTGTATCTATCAATGCTAATCTTGCATTTTCTAATAATCCATTTATATTTTTAGTATTATACGTTATTTTCATATTAAATCAACTCCAATGTTGTATGATGAACGGTTCCATCTGGATTTCTAGGTCTACTTGCTTGATAAATTTCATATTCTATATCATTTATTATTACTTGTCCACCACTTATTTTCTTTGTATTTGGTGCTATATCTCCTATTAATATTACTTTTCCCACAAGCTGAATCTTCCTTCCATCTGAACTAATTATAACTTTAGTCATTTCAACAAACCTACATTTTTGATTTTCTAAATTTAAAGAAGTCAAAGGCTCACCATCTTCTGATAAGCCTTCTTGATATATAACTACATCACATTCATTATTTAATAATTTCTTTAAGTGTTTAGGATTTAACTTTTTAATCATATAATTCTGTTAGTTAATCCTGTTCTTTTCAAATAGAAAAAGGCTAATTTTGATATATTTAGTTTGTCTTCTATATCTTGTGATTCCTTTTCATTCACTGTCAAGTCCCCACCTATTGAATAACTAGATATACTATTGTCATCATATATACCTTCTTCTTTTATATATTCTGCTTGTATACAAGTTGCTTTGATTATTAAATCCTTTTGTTGACTTGTTAAATTATCAAATCCTCTTTTTTCAATTCTTGTTAATGTAGCTCTGTTAATATCTATTGAGGCTAACTCTAAATATTTTTCTATTTCTTCATCTTCTAACATTTTAGAACCATGTTTAGAATAGTCCTCTTTTGTTGCATAAACATTTATCATCTGCAACACCTCTTATTTTACTTTCTTTTCTAATTCTGCAATTTTTGCTGTTAATTCTTCATTAACTTTTACTAACTCTGTCTTTTCTTCTTCAACTTTTGTTATTTTTGCTGTTAATTCTTCATTAACTTTTGTAATTTTCTTTAATTCTTTTTCTAAATCTTTAGAAGCTACTTTTTTAGTAGCTCCTAATTTAGAATATCCTCTTGCCTCATATTGTGCTAATTCTTCCTCTTCGATAGACAATAATACATTATCTTTTACTATTTTTATTTTAGACATAGTAACCTCCTATTCTCCAGCATATTCAGTTGTGTCAACATCAACATATATACTGTCAATTTTATTATCTTTTCCATTTGGGAATACAAATGTATCTGATAAACTTCTATCTTGATATAGATATCCATCACCTTCTGTATGTTGACCTGGATTAAAATAATAAATACTTGCAATTTTAGGAACTGTTTTAACAGTTAATGGAGATGCTATTAATACATTAATTTTATGAGAACCTGTTACCGCTGCTACATGGTTGCTTTCATTTGCTGCTACTTTCTTAACTGGTACAAATCCATCTGTAAAATCAAATTTATCATAGAATCTTTCATCATCAATTACTTCTATTAATGTTACGCCATCAATATCTGTAATTCTTGTTTCTATACCAATTCCACCTTCTGCAATTTGTGTCATTTCTATTTTTCTTGTGAAGTCTGTAGATTGTTCTAATAAATCCATAATTGTAGAATTTACATATGCAATTAATGCACCTTTTGCTACATATCTTCTTAATTTTCCAGCACTTAACATTGCTTTTAATTTTCCATATACATTTTCTTTTGTATATGAAGATAATGCTGTTGAACTATGATATCCTTCTAATTTTTGTGCTTCAGTAGCTACTTTTGAATAGAAATATGCATCCATTTCTGGTATTTGTTGTGTTTTATGGAATACTTCTGAGATATTTTTTATAGATGCTGTTTCGTTTGTTTCATCTACATCTATTTTATCTACCAAGAATGATATATCTCTATCATGTGTTAATGTGAAAGGTACATCAGTTTGTGCAAATGTTCCCTTGTTCCATCCACCTAATCTACTATGTGATTTATAACCACTTGTACTCATTTGTGTAAAATGAAATGTTTTTGCACTTAACCATTTAACTGCTGTAGTTACGAATGGTGAAGTTAAAGATTCTTGCTCCATAATTTCTAATAGGTCTGGAGACCATACCTCTGCATAATTTAATGCCATAATTAATTACCTCCTAAAATGAATTAAACCTGTTCCATCTTTTTGTGGCTACAGGCTTTTTGTTTTTTTGACTTTCATCAGAGTTACTTTGTGTTGCTCCGAATTTAAATCCTTTTTCTTCTTTTTCTTCTTCCTTTGCTATTTTTAACTCAGGAAATTCAGAAATTACTGCGTTGATTTCATCTTCTAGTTTCTTAGCATCTAATACACCGTTTTCTAGAACTTTTGACATATCAACTAATCTTGCTGCTCTTTCAACTTTCTTAACATCAACCCCTGCTTTGGCCATAGCAAGTGCTATTTTGTCAGTATAGTCTGCTTTAACAGTCTCTTTTTGTTCTTCTTGTCCTTTGTCTTCTTGCTTGTTTTGAGTATCTTGAACTTGTTTAGAAGTTTCGCCTTGTTCTGCTTTTTCAGCACCTTTGGCATACATTCTTCTGATAAATCCATCTAACTCATCTTGATTTTTGAAAACTATTGAACCGTCATCACCTTTTTGGGCTACTTGTTTTTTAGCTTTCTCACCCTCATTTTTGTTTTCAGTTTTTTGCTCTTTTTGAGCATTATCTGTTGTAGTTTGAGTATCTACATTTTCTTTTTTTTCGTCTTCCATATTGGAACCTCCCCCGTTTAAGGTCCGTCGACCATAATTTTTTGCAATAAAAAAAGAGCCTATTTAAAGCTCTAATTCTAAAAATGGCACAAGTTAATGGATTTGAACCATTACGAACAGTTTTGGAGACTGTTGTGCTACCATTACACTAAACTTGCATATAAAAAAAGCATTAGTTTATGCTAATGCTTAATTTTCTATTTTTTTTATTATTTTTTCTGTTATAGGTATTACAACTGGATAGCCATATCCATACACGGGTCCATCAAGTGAACCACCTATTTTGGTGATTTCTACTATTTTGCCACTCTCCAATTCTACTATATCTCCTATACAATATTCCATATTTTTTCTCCTTTTACTTATCTAGATTATCAATTGCATATTGTGCTTCGCTTTTTGTGAAACCTTCTACTGATGAAATCAATTGATTATATATTGCTTTACTTGACATATTCATACTTGTTTGATATGTCTTTGCCTTTTCTAATGCGTTTTTATTCCAGTCCGCTTCTATATTGTCTATCGCATATTGTGCAGCTTCTTTTGTAAATCCTTCCACTGATGAAGTTAATTGATTGTAGATGCCTTGCTTTGACATATGTAGTGAATTAGAATAAGTTTCTGCTTTTTTTAACGCATTTTTTTCTTCTGCAGTGGGCTCTTTACCCAAAGAATAAACTATATTAATTTTATCACCTTGATGTACTACTGTATTAGCTGAAATACTTTGACTAACAAAATTTCCTTTTGGAATATCATTTGAATATTCTTCAGTTATCTTTCCATTAAGCTTATTCGTATCCATCCATGTTTTTACTTCTTCCTTTGACATAGTACTGAAATCTACAATAGTAACTTCTACTGAATTATTTTTTTGATAATTATTAGTTGAAGTATCAACAGTATTGTTATTTTGTGATGCACCTATAATTATTGCAATTACTATAATAATTATCCAAAACCATGCTTTTTTGTAGATTGGTTTTTTGACATTTTCTTCATGACTTGCCATAGCCATTCCTCCTTTTATTTTATTATAAAAAGATTATATCACTTTTAATTAGATTTTTAAGTCGAATTTTGTCGAATAATATAAAAATTTATTTTTTATTGAACCATTCTTCAATTTTTCCACTTTTAACTGCTCTTGCAAATTCTTCTCCTTCTTCTTTCTCTTGTTCAGTTAATTCTCTATATCCTATAACTTCTCCACCTATTGGCATTGATATTCGTACTAAAAATTTATCATGTTCACTTAATTCTTTATATCTATCTCCTTTTTCATTTTCTGAAAGTTTATTGAACTCTTTTAATGATACTTTACTCATTTACTTCCTCCCATAAAATATAATATATACCATTTTGTTTTACTATATTTTTTGTTATAAATTTGCTATTTCTTTGATATAGTATTTCACTTTCAGTTTCATTGTATTTTCTTATATCCTTAGCTCTGGTTGAATTTACATATATTTTTATATTTGCATTTTTATTATAACTTTCTTTATCTGAAAATGATAAATATTCTTTCCAATTTTCTATTTTCCCTATTTTATTCTTTTTTAGAAAATCTTTCAACAATTCTTTGTCTTTTATTTCTAATACTCTAACAATATTTCCATTGTAGTTATTACATTTATTTAGTGCACTATCTAAATTGTCCCTCATTCTTTTCTGTTCATCTGTTAATTTTATATTATTTCTTAAAGTTTCATTTATTTTATAACTTTCTGAACTAATGTATTGGTTTACTGCGTATTGTTCTTCATTTGATAACCCTATTTTACTACTTTCTATCTGATTTTGCAATTTATTAACATTATTTTGGTAATTTAATACATTTTCTGGCAATAAACTACCTGCTACTAATCTTTGATATTGTTTCTGTCTTTGTTGCAAATATTGAGTATATTTATCTTCTTTATCATGATTATGCTTTGCCTTTGTTACTTCTTTTGGTTCTCCATTTATGTCCTCATAATATGTACTAATTCCATGATGACATCTAGGATGGAATAAGCCTCCTGCTATTGCTGTACTTAGCATTGGATATTTTCCGTCTTCTTCTGTTCCTCCTGACCATACATCATCTATATAAACTCTGCCTTCCCACTGTGTACACTTATCACAAGCACCGCCATGTTTTGATATATATACTAATGGATTACCTAACTTCTTTCGCATTTCACCCTCACCCATTAAGTTAGCTCTTTTATTTGCTGTTCTAATGGCCATATCACAATAATCAGCTATATTATGTCTTGAACCATTACTATATTCAATACAATTAAAACCTCTTGTTAAAAAATCTTTACTAGCCATATCAATTGCTTGTTTTACTGTTCTAGCCCCTGTATTAGCAAATACTTGTGCTTTATATATTATTTGTCTGTATTGGTCATTTGCCATTCTTAGTGTTGCATATTTTACATCTTTCATGTCATTTTTTGTGCTTTTTGCTAGTGCATCTAATTTTCTATGATTTAATCCAAAAAATGATCCACCCAATTGTGAATCTTCTTTTCTTATAATTCCTGACTGTATTGCCTGTTTATTTGTTCTTCCTGCACCTTCTTTGAATTGTTCTTTTATATGTTTATATAAATATCTATTTAACCCTTTTGTGTTGTTGTTAAATATTTCTTTATTTGCCTTTTTATAATCTTCAAATTGTTTTAATTTCAGTGCTTGCCATTGTGGCCAGTCAAATCCTTTTGCTTTTTCATCTTCTTTATGACTCCATAATGTTCTTTTCATAGAAGTAATTAATTGTAATTCAATTTCTTCCATTACTTTTTTTATATCATATTCATTTTGCATTTAATCACCTACTCTAATGATTCCATTATATTAGGTTCTTCTTTTTCAATTATTCCCGCTTCTTCTTTTAATCTTTTTACTTCTTGTTCTTTTTCTGCTTTAGTTAAACTATCTCCATACATTGTATCTACAGTCTTTTCAATGCTCATTACATTTTGTCCTGGTCTAGCCTTTGAAACTGTTTCTACTGTTGCTTCAAAGCTTGGATTAGCATATTCTTTAAAATCTACCGTTGCTTCATATTTACCTGGTGTTTTTTTCTGTGCTTTATCATATGTTTTTAAACATATTTCAACTAACTTAGGAATAACTTTTTCCAATACATCTATTACTTTTCCTCTTGTATATTGTGTTGCTTTTTCTTTTTCTCTTTGTGCGTCTGCATTATCAAGTTTCTTTACATCTATTCCAAGGGTACTAGGACTTATTAAACCTTGTAGGCATAAGTCTAATGCAGTTATATATGACTGTAGCATTCCTTCGTAATCAAAGTCCCCTTTTTCTCTTGTGATTTTACTACTTTCTGTTTCTGATGTTGTACTTCCAACTTTAGCATATCTATTATCAAATGTATTAGGTTTTAATAAATCCCCATTCTCATTTGTTGGGATTAAATCTTCTGGAATATATGTTATCGTTCTGTTATCTCTTAATGCATCTATCCATTTACTCCATACTTCATCAAAACTGTCAAAGGCATCTAATTTCTTTTCTATTATGCTTTGTCCTCTACCTTTATATTTCTTTGATTTATTGAACATCATAGGCACAGCCATCATAAATTTAGTATCTGTTGGTTCTTTCAAGTCTGCTGTTTCTGGAATAGAATTGTAATCTTTCATTAGCTTGTCATTTTTATATAATTCATATTTTATACCGTCTTTAGAATACTTTTCAAATAAAGTATAACAAGCATCTTTTTTAAGATATTTATTTTTAAAGTTTATTCCTGTTATTCTTCCTCTTGTATATTCATAGTCGACATCTTGTCCAGAGTAAAACTCTATTATAGGATATTTACTTATATCTGTGTCATAACTTATTTTAAAAGCACCATCACATTGCACAAATACATCGATTATTGCTTGTTTTAATGTTTCTTTGAAATCATTCTCTTTTGCTATTTCTTCCCAATTTGTTTGCGCTTCGTTGTTTCCTTTAACTTCTATTTTATTAAAACTATCCACAATTATATCGGCTAACATATCAACTATCATAGAAGGCAACCCTGTATGTATTTTTCTAATATTTATACCAGTTGTACTTTGTGCAGCCCAAAATTTTGCATTTCCCATTAAGTCATCTGTTTGTGTATAATATTGATGCAACTCTGATGCATCTCCTCTATACCACAATAGATTTCTAAAACAGTTGCCTTCAAATGTATTTGTTTCTTGGATTGTTATTGTATCTCCTACACTTGGTTGTATTTCTAACCAATTTCGTATTACATTTTTTATTTTGTCATTGACTGTTCCCATTTTATTCCTCCATTAAATCTTCCACTATCGCTATTACTTTATTAATGTCGACTTCTACAAAATTTTTTAATGATTCTATTTCATATCCTATTATTTCTCCCATTAAATTTGTCGTAGTTTTTATACTTTCAGCTTTCACTTTAAAACTTAATCCATTATCTAAATAAAATGTAAATGTTTTCAACTTTTTTATTCCTCGCTTTCATCTTTAATCAATTTCTTTATTACTTCCCAATTGCCAATTTTCTTTTTATGTGGCAACCAAGCATACTGGCAACCATTTATACTGTGGTCGTTTCCGTCTTCTGGTTGATTATCTTCATCAAATGAATATTTGTTACATTCATCTATGTAATCTTTGCAAGTTTCAACAATTAAAAAATCACCAGTATTCAACCAACTTTCCTGTAGTTGAACTCTAGTAATTATCTTTGTCTTTTTCCATGCATTTTCAAAGTTATATACTAATGCATTTTGCCTTTTTGCTTTGTTTGCTTCCATTATTGTTCCTTGGTCTGCATTATCTATAAAACAAGTTCTTGCAAATCCCCATTCATTTTTGAACTCTTCCATAAATTCAACAATCCATTGAACCACATCTGATGGCGCAAATGGTATTGTTCTATCTCTATTATTAAATGTTCTTTCTTTTAATAAAACACATTTATTATCTGTTGTTATTCCTATACCTTCTAATGTTACCTTATCATGGCTTTCTTTTGAATATGATGTATCACAACCAATAGAAAATAACTTAAATTTCATTTTCTTTGCTTCTTCTAGTGTTATTATGTTTTTAGGTTGTAAATTAAAGCATAGTCCTGTTGCTTTTCCTCTTAGTCCTTGTATTTTATTTTTATACATTTTTGTTCCTATCGGTGTTGCATCTATTTTTTCTTGTATATCTTCCTTGGTTAATGCTGCATTATCATAAAATGTAAAATACCAATGTACCCAACCTTGTACATGTGGTTCTTTTAGTTCTTTTAGTAATTCTGTTGGATAATCTTGTTCATACTTAGGTATTGGCCTACTTTTATTTATAAATTCTTTATAAATATCTAATGATGGATCATCTGGGTTTGATGTTGTCATCATGTATTTACATCTATGTGTAACTTCTCTCATAAACTCCATATCTGCTAAATTTACTTCATCAAGATATACACAGCCAACTTGTCCACCTAGGACTTTTTTCCATCTTTTTTTATCACCATAACCACATACATATATTATCTTTTCACCTTTATTTGTATCATATCTTATATGTGGTAATCTTATTTTATCTTTTCCTTTTGGCCAATACTCTGCTATATCTTCAAATTGTTCCAGTAAACCATTTTCAGAGTTTATTACATTTTTCTCTACTGTTCCTACATCATCACCTGCAATAATATGATACTTTTTATCAGAATTAGCAACCATACACATAAACTTGAATATTCCTACTGTTGTTTTTCCTGCTGCAGTTGTTCCTTCTAAAAACTCTCTCTTACATTTTGTTTTTAAGAACTCTTTATATTTTTGACTTAATTTTAACATTACACATCATCTGCACTTTGCATTTGATTTAATATATCTGATATAGCATTTTTCTTTTCTTCTTTTTCTTTAACATTTACATCTATTTTGTCATTAAATATTCCTAAATGTCTTCCTAACAATTCAAGAGCTCTAACTTTATCACATGAATCTACTTGTATTCCAAATTTGCCTTCTTTTATTCCAGATAATGCCTTTTTTTGTTCTTCTGTCAATTCATCGGTAGGTGTAAACTCTATTCCTGTATATTCTTCTTCCTTATAATCAACTATATCTTCTCCATCGAATATTGGTACATTTCTTTTCATCTTCTTTAATTTTGCATAATCACTTGCCTTTGAAAAAGCTATTGCTGCTAATTCTTTTATTACCATATCTTGTGTTATTTCTGTTCTTTGTTCTCGTTCTTTTATTTTATCTGCTACATATATTTGGATGTTAGCTTTTGTTAGCAGTCTACTTCCATTTGCTCTTGCTGTTTCATCTTTTTTACAATTAGGATAAGCAACCTTATATGCTCTTGTCGCATTAAGGTCTATTAAATACTCATCACAAAATCTTTTTTGTGCATCTGTCATATAAGATTACCTCTCTTTCCTTTATTTTCTTTTAAATTGTTTTATCATTACATCTATTATTGTAACAAAAATAAAAAGAGTAAATGCTATTGCTATTACTCCTAAACAACTTAATATTATTCCTAAAAATATGTTCCACATAGTTTTATACCTCTTTCCCTGTTACTTTGTCTACTATCTTTACTATAACATCTGCTTCCCATACATAGTAGCTTCCATTTTTTGATACTTTTTCGTTTTGATTTTCTAATATTACCTTTTTCTGCTCTGAATTTAATTTTCTATTTGCTTTTATTTGGCTTATTTGTGAATTATCACATTCGTATCCTTTTTTATTTAATATATTTACAACTAGATTATTTTTTGCTTGAGCTATTTTTACACTCAAATTTTTTATTTTCTTTGCTTTTACTTTCAAATACATTTTCATTCTCCTTTTTTGGTCTATATCTAAAACAATAATCATAATATCTGCATTGCTCACATTTATACTTCATGCAATTTGCATAGTTAATCTTGTCGCTCATAATATACACACTTTGTACATACTATATCATTATTTGTGAACACTCTTATTTCACAGTCAAACTTGTCTTTGTTTTTACATTTTGAACAATGCTCTTTTTTATATTTTTCTATTCTTTCTTGATTAGTCATATGTACATCTCCTTTTTTGTTTATAAAACACTATGTAATGATATGAAGAGTTGTATTTCCTCAGATTTACAACCCCCTGTTTCCAGAATTTTATTTATATCACTACATACTATTTTATAAACACTACGAAATATGTAAGTTCTATATAATTGCACTCTAGAACTGAACAGCTATTATTTGCTATTCTGCTATATATGTTTACATACTTCGTACTACCTGTAAATATTAATTAGAACTCGCTAGGAAAGTTCTGTGATTATTTTAAGGGCTTATTATAAATAAAGTGCAAACAGCTAATCTATATTATCAGTTACCTAGCATACTGGTAATAACTAATTTAATCTAATTTGATACATTTATTTTCAAATTTCTTATATGCATCAAAGTACAATTCTTTTTTATCTCCGTTGTATGTACATTCATAATACATACCATCAAATAATGTTGTACTTAATAACGCTTTATGATTTTGTAATGTTTTACAGTACCATACGTCAAACACATCAAACTCTGGAATATTATCACTTTTGTCTAAATGTTCCATTGCATATTGTTTTACTATTTCTTTACATTTTTCTATAAATTCTTTACTTCCCATTTTCTATCTTCCTTTCATAACATAATAAAAAGAATAGACATTTAAAACATCTATTCTTATATACACAAACTTTTTTACAGCTAATACTTTTGTAATCTTGGGCTTGTCCATTTCTGAACGATTACACTTTTCATTAATAATATTTTATCATCTTTTAACCGTACAAAACGTACAATTTTAATTTTTTTCTAAATATCTTTTTAATTTTATTCTTGCTTTTTCTTCTGAGTTATAATTCATTAAAAACATTATCTGTAACCATGTTTTATTATCATTATATCTGTACCTTATTATATCTCTTAATTCTGCATTTTCTACATAATTTAATTCATATTCTAATTGTAATCTCATCTTATCAAGTCTGTATGTTTTGTCTTTGATCATCTTTTTATATTTTCTTTTTAATCCTACATTTTTAGGTATTTCAACACCGTTCTATTACACAGTTATGCTTTATGTATGGATAACTTGTACTGCTTCCTTGTACACTATCTTTTATTATTATACATTCTTTATTTTCTATTTTTTGTAATCTTTGTTTTAGTCTTTCTAGTTCATTATTTGTATTTTCTATTTTATCTAAAAAGTTTTTATTCATTAGTGTACCTCCTATAACTTTAATTTTTCAATTTCTTGTTTAAACTTATCAATTGTATCATTCAACATTACTCTATTTTCATATACTAGCAAACAACATATGCTATTATATAAATCATTTATTTTTTGTATTTGTTCATCTCTGTTCATTTGTACCTCCTAAATTTTTACTTTTTCTGGATTTAATTTTAATTTTGGTGCTTCAATCTGTTCTTTTAATAAACCTAATTCTTGTCTATTAAAACACTCTTTTATATGTGTTAACATATCTTCATACATTATGAAGTTTTTATATTCTTTTACTAGTATGTATTCTTGATTGTTTTTACTAATTATTCTTGGTATTTTCATTTGTATCACTCCATTCCGTTATAATAATCTCCTACATTTATTTTATGATATGTATCTCTATCAATAGTTACCCATATTGACTTTGCTTTACTATCTATTTCTTTTTGAATCTGTATTCTATAACTCTCGGGATGATATTGTGGTATTAATGATTTTCCACAACTCATCATCGTTGTATATGCTGAACGATATTTTTTATCAATAACTTGTCCTTCTTTTGTTCCATAATCATTCTCTTCTTTTATTGCCATTATCATTGCAGTAAATAGTATTACAAATATAATTACAATAATTCCGATTGCAAATATTTCTATTACACCTTTTTCAGATTTCATATATCTTTACCTCTCTTTCAAATATTTATATATTACTCTTTCTACATAAGCTAATGCTTCATAATTGCTTATGTATCTTCCGTCATGTCTGTGTCTTACACTTGATCTTATTATCTTTATTTCTTGATTATATTGTCTTTTATACATTGTTGCTAATTGATTTTTACTTAGTCCTGCTTTCCATTTTTGAATTATTTCTTTATCTTGCATACCACACCTCTTTAGATTCTCTTTAGAAACTCTTTAGATGTAGTATGCTCTTTTATTTATTTAATAATTCTTTTGCTTTATTTTCAAAATATTGTTTTATGCACTCTGTGCATTTTTCTTTATCTTCAAATTCATTGCAATTTTCTTTTTGTCCCATACACCTACAAATATCTTCATCTATATCATTATTATTAATTGCTTCTGACATTAAATCTATTATTTGAGCTTTATTTTGCAATTGCTTGTTTAGTCTTGAAAATTCTTCCTTATATAGACTATATTTTTCTAATTTTTTAACTTGTTTTACTCTATTCCTTAATTTTCTTAATAAGTCATCATTATGTTTCTTTAATTTATCAATCTCTTTGTCTTTTTCTTCTAGCATAGGCAAAACCGTTTCTATTGCATCTTGATATATGTTTCTTTCTTCATCTTCAACTAAGCCTGTACTATATACATCATCAAGTAAATGATCTAATTTTTTTAGTCTTTCTATTGCTTGTTCTTTTGTCATATGTTAGTCCTCCTTTTTTCTTCTTTAAATCCTTGATATCTTAAGCATCTTTCTAGTTCTTGTAATTCAGAATAATCTTTTAATTCATAATTAGAAAATCCATATTTTAATGTGCTATATCCACTTTCATTTTCATTTGTTCTAAATGATTTGTTTTTGCAATTTATTGTTATATATATTTGCTTTTTAGTTCCACCACCATTATATCTATAAGAATAAAATGTTACTTCATCCATCCTAATTCCTCTACTTTCTTATTTATTGCTTGTAGTTCTTCTGTATTCAATGGTACTACTAGAAATCTTCCATTTACTTTTGCCCAACACACAATATTTTTACTAATTAAGTCAAATTCTATATGTTCTATCGCTTCCAATCCATTTTTGAGTTTTCCTCTTTGTTCATAATATAATTGTCTAACATCTTGTGTGCTAAACATATTAGGTTTTGATGGCAAATCGTGTTCTGGATGATTGTCGTATTTTTCATATCCTAATTTTTCAAATATCTCATCAGCACACATTTTATTTTCTCCCTTCTAGTAGTTCTTCTAACTCTAATATTCTTTCATTAATTGCTTTTATTCTGTCTATGTCTTTTACTTTATTACAAGTTTTTAGCATGTTTTTATATTCTTCTATCTTGTCTTTTACTTTTTGAACTGGAATAACATTTTCTTTCAATAATAAATCTTGATAAAGCTTTACATATTCATTTTTCATTTTCTTTTCACTTTTATATGTTTCTTTTAATTCTTCATTCTCTTTTAATACTCTTTTATAATCTGATAAAATATGTTCCAATATTCTAGTAAGCTCTACAATTTCTTTATTGTAATATCCATGCCAACCATTTTCTTCTTTATACTCTTTATCTGTTTTTATAGAATCTATAAAATGTTCTGCATTTTTTATATCATCTTCTATACTATCTTCTTTCACTTAAAACACCTCTTTTTTGCATATCTAATATAATTTCCTTCTTGTATATAATTTTAAATGTTGTATATACAATATCAGTTCTAAACCAGCTCATTTTATTACATAGCCATTCTAAAAAATCTGACAAATAATCTAATATTACAAATGGAAATAATAATATGTAAGTAATAATATACAAAGCATTCATTGTCTTTTTATGTTTATCAGCTATCTTGCTTGTTATTTTTAATTCTCTTATTTTCATATCTTATTTACTCCTTATTTTTCTTATTCAAATGTATTCCTTGTTTTTTTATATCAATATCTTCTAATTCTATTTTTATATCAGGTCTTTTTCTGTGAATATAAATCATCAAACATTGTCTAAAAACATTTGCATTTTTCATATTATCTATAAAGATAAGTATTACTCTATATAATAAAATTAAAAATAATAATATTGTGCATATACTTCCACTTATTAGAGCTACTCCAAATAAAATATTTTTAATTATTTCTATCATATCTATTCTCCTTCTAATAATTAACTCTAATTATGTAACTGTTAAATTCTGGTTGATAATCTATACTTAGTCTTAAATCTTGCATTTTATCTATTCCATATCTTTCTATTTGCATTCCACCTCTTAAATTTCCTATATGATTAGTCAATGCAAACTTAATTATGTTTTCTAATTGTTCTGTATATTGTTTATCTAATTTTTGTCTTAATCTTCTATTTGATAATCTTTCTGTTTCTAAATCATCTCTTAATTTTATAAGTTCTTTATTTAATCTTTTTACTTTTCCTTTAACACTCATCTTCTCCTCCTACTTTATAGTAATTAGCCTCAAACTGTTCTTTTGTTAGTATTGTTTTTATTTGATAATCTACAAATGTCTTACAATTTCCATAATATAAATAACAATAATTTGGTCCTTTATCTATCTTATGTATTAATTTTCCATTTACGTAATCGCCTACTTCTACAACTTCTGATATTATTTTGTTGTGTTTTACTATGTTCTCTATTAAATGAAGTCCCTTTTCACATTCTACATATATGCTCATATAAAAATTAGAATTTATAACTTTATCAATAATTCCATCTTTTGTTCTTAAATAATCGTTTACTTCTATCATCTCTTATGTTCCTTTCATTTATACTAATTTCTCTGCCCAAATCAAATCATACATTTTGTGTTTTACTTTGTCATTGCAATAATCACTAACAGTTTGTCTGCTTATAAATAACTTTTTTTCAGCTTCTCTTGTTCCTTTGAAAATCTGTTTTATTTCTCCATTTTCCATTAATAATATTGTTTTTTGTTTTGCTAATGCTCCCGTTATTTTTCCAGCTTCTTTTTTCTTCATTATTTTTAAATTTTCTAGTCTATTGTCTAAAATAATTCCATTTACATGTACAACTACTTCATCTTTTTTTAATTTTCTATAAAAACTTTCAACAACTAATCTTGCAACATTTCTTTGTTTGCCATTAATTTTTATTATCTGTATACTTCCTTTTCTATATGTTCTTAATATTTTTTGATTTTTGTTCTTGTATACTTTCTTTATTATTCCATTTATATCTATGTAATAATTAGTGTCTTCTATTTGCCTCCACATGTTTTCCTCCTTCATTTAATTATTCTTAATTCCAAATCTGGATAAACTTTTTCAAATATTTTATGTTTCAATTTGAATACATCTGTCTGCATTCCTTTTACATCTTCTACTATTGTTTTACCGACCTTGGTAATACATAAAGTCCGCTACATATTCGATTTTCCTAAAAGTTTTACCGTTTTTCTTAAAACTATCTTGTAACAAAAATCTTGGTTGTAATTTTAAATCACTTATTTTGTTTGCTTTTAATAATAGTTTTAGTTCTTTATACCTTCTACTTTCTGCTATACTATCGAATACATAATCTTCTACTATTACTTTTTTATTTCTGTATTTGTTCACTTTTCTTTGGCTCCTTTTCTATGTAATTTTCACATCTCCAAACTCCTTTAAAGTTTTTATTTTCAAGTCTGTTGCAACCTATACATTTTACACATTTACCGTTCTAACGGTGGATAATTATATTTCATAACTTACTCCTAAACATCAAACCAGCCAAAAATTGTTGGTGTACTTTGCCCAGCAACTGCTATTGCCCATTCGTTATGCCATTCCAAATCAATAATATATTTGCAAATATGTGCTAGTTTGTTTTTATTTCTTGTTTTAAACGCTATAAATAATATTTTGTTTTTTCTTCTATATTTTTTTATATATTTTTCTATTTCTTTAAGCGTTGTATCTCCATTTATAGATTGTTCCATATCTCCTAAAAATTCTTCAATTTCATCATACTGCTTTTTACTTAAATTATGAATTTGTTTGTTTAGGTGCTGAAAATATTCAAAATATTCGTCCATAACTACCTCCTAGCTAGTCCTCTGGCATTTCATAAATATTATTTTTTACATATCCATATCCTGTTGAAATAAACTTTTCATTACTTTCACAATATGTATCAATTATCTCTTGCAATACTTCTTTTGCTCTTTCTTCTGTTGAATATTCTCCTAACACGCTCCAATTATCTTTTTCAAAATATGCATATATTCCATATCCACTTAATTTCATGTGTTCTATTCCTGTTCTTTCTTTTAAAAGTGGTGCCAATATACCTAATGCCGTACTTTCTAAAAATTCTTTTTGTGCTTCGTTATCAACTATTTTTATTTCTGTTACTTTAGAAAAATTTATAATACTTTTATTTTGTTTTACTATTATCATAATTTCCTCCTAAATTCTTGGAATATGGTTCATATTTATTGCAATAAAACCTTTTACTGTTCTTTCATATACTGCTACTGTTTTTCCTGTATATTCACATTTCTTTTTATCTACTGCTTTTACATATCCCATTTTTTCTAATTCTGTTAGCCTTGGTGCTGTATAATTTCTTTCTGTACTTGGTATAAATCCTAAATCAAATAATTCTACTGCTAATTCCTTTGCCGTTTTAGGCTTGTCTAATCTATTTAAGATTTGTATATATCTTATTTTTGTTTTATCTTGTATGTCATTAAAACTCATTTGCCTTGTTTCTGTTGTAATCATTTGTTTATCACTTCCTTTACAATCCTAATTCTATTGCTAACGGTGTATAAAAATTGGTTCTATACCTTTCTTCTGGGTATTCCCATCCTTTATATTGTTTTTGCATTCCACAACTACATATAGCCATATACTCACAAGAAATTTCTTTTTCACCATTTTTTATTTTTTTCCAATATGTTATATAGCCTGTCCCTTTACATTTGTTACATTTTTGAGTTGTTTCGTCTCTTTTTACTTGGCTATATCCTAAGTTTGTATTGATTTCAATTATATCTGCTAATTTAGGTAAAAACTTACAAGTTCTATATACTTGTGAAATTACATACTTAAATCGTTTTATATCCATTTTTCTTAATTCTTGAAACCATATTTTTTTCTGTTCTTCTGATATTTCTTTTTGATAAAAATTTTCTATCTCTGTAGTCGTTTTAGTAAATTCATCAATCGTCATCACTTAGCCCCCATTCTTTTCTATATCTCTCGGCTTTTTCCTCATCTGTTTCCTGTTTTTTGTTATTACTTTGATTTAATTTTTTTTGACTTTCTATTTGTTCAACAGAACTTATGCTTTGCCTGATATATCTATCTAAAATGCTTTTTATATATTTCATATTCATTGCTTTATGCTCTATTGCATCTTGCATAGCATAAATTATTAAATCTTCTGGCAAGTCGTTGCAGTAGTCCTCTAATATTTCTACTTCATGTGGAGTTATTAAAGGATTTATATTTTCCATATAAAATTTTATACTACTACTAGTCTTGTTTAGTTTAGTTTTGTTTAGTTTATTTAATGTACTACTATTTTGATTACCAATTTGATTACTATCTTGATTACTAATTTGACTACTAACTTGATTACTTTTTGACATAGTGATTATTTTATAAGAAGTTGCTTTTGTTGTATTAGGTTTAAAATCTATTAATCCTAATTGCTTTAAAACATTTCTATTTTTATTAATACCTGCTCTAGATAATCCAGTTTCTAATTGAAGCGTAAGATTTGCAACAGTAAACCATTCGTTCCAGTCACATTTATTGTTTATGTACATTAGTCCATGCCATAATGCAATTTGACCTGTTGAAAGTTGTTTAATCTGTACTAAATCATAAAACGCTTTAATTTCTGTCAAGTAATTCATTTTTTCTCCTTTCGTACAATATAATGGCAACGTTTTTGTCATTGCCCTGTTGCCTAATCTAAATAACTTTTTCCTATTAATTTTATAAATTCTTCTCTTGTATGTGTTTCTTCATATTCTAATTGTATAAATCTTTGTAAAAATTTTAATATTTCATCATCTTGATGACACTTTCTACATAACGGAACTACAAATCCATTTTCAATGCTTCTTTTTCTGTTACTTCCGCCATATGTTTCATGTAAATCATCTTTTGGTATATCTTTAAGTCCTCTTTCTGTGCATATATAACAATGTTTTAAGTCATCTGTTATGATACTGTATCTGCTATTTTCTAGCTTTGCTTGTTTATTAGTTTTATTTTTTATAGCTTTAATTTCTTTGTATTTCAATTTTGAGCAACTTTTACATTTATCTAATGCAATTTCTTCTTTATTTAATCTGCAAAACCAATATGGAGAATATTTTCTACTTCTTTTTGTTAAATATATACAGTTCATTTTTTATCCCAACTTTCTAATAATGAATTTATTTCTGCATCTGATTTTGTTTCTATATCTAACTGCTTACATTCTTGTACTATTAATTCAATTAATTTGGTCATTTCAGCTGTGTTATAAACACTAGACCCATAATATGTAATTACATTTGTAAAACCGTTCTAATTTGCTTTTCATTGTTTCTGTTACCCAGCCTAGTCCGTGGTTACTCCAAGCTTGTCTAAATCTTTCTACTGCTTCATTTTTGACTGGTATAATTTCAAAACTACCTATATTTTTTATTAAATCTCTGTATATTTCTTCTTTGGGTATATGTAGCTTATCTTGTAATTTTCCTAATAGTACCCAGCAATATGCATTACTGTCTAAACTCCTTTTTTGTCTATATTCTTTTATTTCAAACTGTTTATCTTTTTCTTGTTCTAGTAAATAAGTTATTATTTTATTACTTGTTCCTACCATATTGCCTCCTAAAATGGTAAATCCTCATATTCTGTATTCAATTTTTCAATTTCAGATATTATATCTAGGATTCCTTTTGTCTTTATTAAATCAGTCATTTTTTCAGTTTTTTGCATTAATCCTTTTAAATCTTCCCACATTTTTTTATAATCCATAATTAATTCCTTTCTACATGTTGATGCATTAAAACATACTCTGAATTTTCTCCCATATTATTCAATAAAAATTCACTTGCTTGTTGTTTACTTAAATGGCTGTCTTTTGCTCTAAATTCATATACATATTTGCAGTCTTGTTGTTTTTCTTTTATTCTTTCTTCTATCTCATCTTCATCGTAATTACCTTCAACAAGATACAAATCATAATTTTTAGCACTTATTCCTTCAACTGTTTTTGTGTCTGTCATATAGATTACTTTATAATCGTCAAATAATATCCTATAGCCACATTGTGGTACATCATGATATAATTTAATAGGCATAACTTTAAAGAGCTTATAATCGTATTTTGTGCCAATTTGAAGTACATCTATATTTTTTCTTTCAACTCCACATTCTAAAAGAGGTTTTAATAACCATTCACAACAAGTAAATCTTAATGTTGGTCTTTCTTGTGCTAATTTCTTAATTGTTTCTTTTTTAAAGTGATCTGAATGTATATGTGTTAGAAGTACTATTTTGAACTGTTTATAATACTTCTCTAATTTCTTAAAAGTAACTCCACAGTCAATTAAAATTATGTCTTTTATTATTGTTGCATTTCCTGTGCTACAACTTGATATAATTTTATAGTTCATTCATTGATACCTCTTTTGTATTTTCTGTTTGTTCTTCTATTTCAGTTTGTACCTCAATAGGTTCTTGTTGTGGTATTTCTTGTTGCATTTCTTCTGCTTCATACATTCCTGCTAAATCTTCAACAAATGTTTCTCTTAATGCTCTTACTTTTGCAACTTTCTCAACCATTGTTGCTCCTTTACTTCCCCAGTTTGAATTTAATTGTCCTTGTCCTGTTTTTTGTGCTACTTCATTAAAACTTACACTTGAATATGTAGGATGTGTCCAGTCTTTCCTAAATACTCTAGCCCAACCACCTACAAGTTGTTCATTTCCTAATCTAAATGTTCCTTGTCTTTCTTCTACTGTTCCATCATCTTTTTGAACTATGATTCCACTTTCCATTCCATCATAATTTGGATTTAGTACTGCTCTTTTTAAAATTGCATCTTTTCCTACTACTAATTGTGCTGGTGTTCCTGCTTTGTATTTAATTAAATATGCTTCTCTTAAGAATGGGTTTAATTTTCTAACTTTACAAAGTTCTGTAAATAGTTTAAATTCTTGATTTGTTATTTTTGCGTCTGTTCCTACTATGTATTCTTGTACTATACTTGGTGTCAATTTTATTTCATTTCCGTCAATATCAAATTTTACCATTAATTCATTATTTTTTTGTACTTCATTACTCATAATCGTAACCTCCACTTTCTAAAAATTGTTTTAATTCTTTTAATTTTGTTCTTGTTCCTCTTACTGTAAATTTTAAAGTTAAAGTTTCTTCTGTTTTTTCTTCTATGGATGGTGCATTTAATATTATTTGTTCACTATACTTGTCTGACTCTTTTGCAGTATCCACAACAAATTCTTGAAGTTCTTTTTCTTGTTCTATTTTTTTCTTTTCTTCTTCAATAGCCTTAAATCTATTTGTTACACTTGTTATCGCTTGTGATACATTTAATGTTTGTTTATATTCAACTAATATTTCTGTTTTATGTTCTTGTGTCTCAATTAGTTTTAAATCGTCTGCTACTTTATCTATAAATGATTTTGCCTGCTCTTTTAAATTTTTCATACTTGCTGATAATGTTACATCTATTTTTGCTTGTCCATATGTAATGAAATCAATATTATTTGCTATTTTACATTCTTCAAAGTATTCTTTTATTTCTTGCTCTTTAATTTCCTTTTGTTTGTTTTCATAATTGGCAACTTGTTGATTTATCGTATTATATGTTTCTGCTAAAAGCTTCTCTGTTTCTTTTGCTGTATCTTCAAAAGCTTTTATAGGTTTGTTATATTCTGCTATAATATTTTTTCTATAATCTGCAACTTGACTCTTAAATTTATTTACTTTAGACTTTTCATCTTTAGCATCTTTCATTGTTTCCTCTGTAAAAGTTATGTTTTTATAATAATTATTAAGATTTTCAACATATCTTTTTACTTCTTTCATATTAGATTCTATCTCTCCAACACTTTTAATTTGTGCTTTTATTTCACCTTTAAATTGTGGTTTCTTTATTAAGCTTTCCATTATTATTCACTCAACCTTTCATATATTTCATCTTCATAATGTTCATCATCTTTTTCTAGTAAATATTCTAGATAACTGTCATAATCATTGTTTGTTTCTATATAGTCATCTTCGACCATTCTGTTTTCTAACATTTCTTCTCCTTCTTGCATATCTGATTATTTTGTGTTAAAATAAATACAGATATGAATTTATATAAATTTATGTTCTGAACTAATTTTGTGATTCGCTGTCTGAAATTAGTTCTTTATTTTCGTCTGATAAGTTATTTACTAATAATTCTATGTTGTTTTCTAAATCTACTATTTTTGTTCTATACTCTGATGCATTATCTAAAAGTATTTCAGCTTGTTCTTCATATTCATTTTTTGTTTCTTTTAATTGTTTCTCAAAGTTATTTGCTCTTTTAAAATGTGTTGTTGCTCTTTCTTCTGCACTGTCTCTTTCTTTTGTTATCCTTCTTATGTAAAAGATTTCTGTTATGACATCTAAAGCTAAAATTATTAAAATTAATTCTTTCATACTCTTTCAACTCCTTTCTTGTAAAATTTTGTAAATTATTGTATAATACCCTCGAAAGTGAGGTTATTATTATGAATATTGATTCTAATACTATTACTGCTGTTATTGCTGTTATTGCACTAATTTCGCCTATAGCTACATCTTGGTTAAATAATCATTACCAAACCAAACGTGAAAATATCCAAAATTATGAATTAGCTAAAAGACAAGCCTTAATTGATTTTATTCAATATGCCAATAAATACCATCAGCACAAAACTACAACTAGTACTATTGAATATAATTCATCTTTAAGCAATCTTTATATTTATTTTTCTAATATTCCTAAAGAAATTCATACTTTAGAAAATATAAATTATAATGAATTTGAAAAAGAATTAAATTCAATTGTTATTAAGTTGTCTAAACAAGTAACAAAGAAGTAACATATATTATAGAAATAGCATATATTCCATATAATACAGTAGCTAACAAAGAACCTGTTATTTTGTAATACACTATTACACATATAATTGCTATTGCTAATAATAAATAAATCATCTTTCCCTCCTAATAAGTCATTCCCTGCAAAAACATAAATACTGTTCCTGCTACTGCACTTATATATAATGTGCTATATACTACTGCTTGTCCTAGCCTCATGTAAACTTTGTTTTTGTCTATTTTAAAATTCTTCCATGTTCTTTTCATTTGTTTTTACCTTCTTTCACTAATAAATTCATTCCAAGCTTTTCTTGTTACTAATCTTGGTTTTGTATATGTTTGAACAGCTAAACTTTTATCATTAAAAAGCTTTCTTATATTATTTATTGGTATTCCAGTTTCTTCCGATATTTGTTCTGCTGTCAATAATTCAAAGTCATCTTTTTTATTTACCAATATTTCTAATTTTGAATTAATTTCTTCCAATATTTTTTCCATTTAATCACATCCTCTCTTTTTGTACCTTGTCGCATTTTCGTTTATGTAACTTTTCAAGTTACTTACAGTGTAAAAAAAATATTATCAATTTCTTTTGGATTTAAATTATATCTTTCTTTTATGCTAGCAATTTCATTTCTTGTAAATTCAGCTTTTCCATTTATTTTAGCTGATAATGTAGTTTCTGACATATTTAATGCTTTTGATAATGTTATTCCTGTATCATTATTTGCGAGCATTTTTATTCTTAATGCTGTTTTATTCATAATTACACCTCTTTTCTTTTTTGTAACTTTTTAAGTTACTCGTATATTATCATTAATAAAATAACTTGTCAAGTTATTTTTTAAATTTTTTTTATTTTTTTTTAAATTATTTTAAATATTTTTTGTAAATATATTGATTTCAGTAACTTTATATGTTATTATAAGATTATAATATTATATTATAGAGGTTTTTATTATGAATATGGGAGAAAGATTAAAAGAACTAAGATTAAAAAAAGGAGCTACACAAGAAGAAGTAGGGAAAATTATAAATGTCACTAAACCTACTATTATGAAATATGAAAAAGGATTAGTTGAAAATTTAAAAAGAAGTTCAATAGAAAAACTTGCTAAATATTTTGATGTTGCTCCATCATATTTGATGTGTTTAGATGAAAATAAAATAGACTGCTTAGGAAACCCAATAACATCTATTCCTATACTACGGAACAGTTAAGGCTGGTTATGATTATCTAGCACAAGAAAACTGGATTGGTACTATCGATGTTGAAACTTCATTAGTTGGTAATGGTGAAGATTATTTTGCTTTAAAAGTACACGGCAACTCGATGTCCCCTGTTCTTATTGAAGATGATATTGTTATTATCAAAAAACAAAATGATTTTGAAAACGGAGATATTGTTGTAGCAATTATAAATGGTGATGAAGCAACAATAAAAAAAGGCAAAAAAAGTGATAATAGTATTTTATTACAACCATTAAATTCTGCTTATGAACCACTTATATTTACAAAAGAGGAAATGAAAACTATTCCAGTTACAATAATTGGAATAGTAAAACAACTAAAAAGAGAATTTTAGCTCAAATAAAAAGAGAAATATGTTACTAGTTTGCGACAAGGTACATATTTCTCACACACAAACACTATCGAAAGTGAATGTATTTTTATTATATAGTAAAATACTTTCATTTTCAATAGTTTATTCAAAATAAATTATAAAAAATGGAGGTATTTTATTATGGAAAGAAAAAACAAAAAAACAAAATCAGTTGGAAATGGAGAAGGTTCATTATATTATAGTGAAACACTAAAATGTTGGATATTTCAATATGTATATAATGGAAAAAGAAAAACTTTAAAACAAAGAAAAAATGAACAAAGTAGAGAATTTAAAAAAAGAGTAACAAATTTAAAAAGTAGTTTAGATAACGGAAACTACATTGAGACTAATAAAGATACTCTACTTATGATTTTAGAAAGGTTTATTGAACAAAAAAATAAAGATGGAATAACATCTGATAGAACATATCTAAGAGATACAAATACATTAGAACAAATCAAAAAAACCTGTAATAGTTGGATTAATAAGCCTATTCAAAAAGTAACTGTTGAAAATATTGAAGATTCCAAAGAAAACATGAGAAAATATTCTAATAGTACTATAGATAAAATATGGATTTTATTAAAAAAAGGATTTAAAATAGCTTACTCTCGTAGAAAAATTTCTTATAATATAATGGAAGATGAAACACTTACAAAGCCAATTTCTACAAAAGCACCTAGAGTTGTTACATCTTTATCTAAAGTCGAGGAAAATAAATTAATTAAAATTTTGACTTCAACAGTTCACAAATATAATGATATTCTTTTATTACAATTATATACTGGCATGCGAATTGGCGAGGTATTGGCTTTGTCAAAGGATTGTATTAATTTAAAAAATAATACTATTACAGTATACAGAACAATTACCAGAGATAAACACGATAAAGTTATTTTAGGAAAGCATACAAAAACCTATGACAAGAAAAATGGAATAGATAAAGGGAAAAGAACATTCCCTATGAAAACTAATGTTAGAAAAATTATTCAAAAACTGTATTCAGATAAAATTACTAACATAAATAATTTATTATTTTGGGATTATAATAGAAACTTCTTTATAACAGACGGAGAAATCAATTGTTATCTAACAAGATTAAATGCCAAATATAAAATATTAGAAAATCAAAATGAAACTTTATCTACTCACAGATTAAGACATACATTCGTTACAAGATGCCAAGAAAATGGACTAAATTTACCTGTTATTCAAAAATTGGTTGGACATATTGAAGGAAGTAAAATAACTAATAATATTTATACAGATATTTCTTTTGATTTTATAGCTCAGGAACTTAAAAAAATCAAATAA